CATTATCGACCCCTTTGATTATTAGCTCTTGCCATGTTGCGACCAACTGCTTTCATTGAATCGCCACTAACGCCAGCAATACCACCTTTTTTCAATTTAGAAAGATTGGTGTGACTACCTTTATGCTCTTGCTTGTCATGCATAGCAAAAGCTTTTTTGATTAGCTTCTTGTCTTCTTTAACGTCATCGTGCTTGGCCATAATCAACTCCCTGTGATAGTTACTGTACCTACATATGTTGTTGCTACCAAATAATTGGGAGTCAACACCGCATCAAAATTACTTGCTCCGCCTACCGGGTTCCAACCCCATTGCGTATCCCTTGATCCGCCTGCGGGTGTACCCTGACCTGCTGACGTAAAGTCATTAGGATTAACTGAATCAGTCAACAATCCAGTTTGCCCAGATGAATCATACGTTGTATCTGGTCTTGGTTGCCTTACCGCCTGTGGATCATCAACTGGATACATACCCAATTGAAGTTGCGGGTGGTCAGGATCCCAACACTCTGGACAAACTTTCAGTTGATATAGTTTAGTCTTTATGACCTCCATTTTCAACTGTTTTAATTTGTATTGCTGACCACACCGATCACACTCTGCAATCGAGTATTTACCAGATGCAAACCTGTTGCCCATTACACCCCACCATTGCCAATAAACATTTGACGAGGTACAAAGCGAATAGCTGCTTTCTCACGATCTTCACCAGCTGCCAAGTTGAACTGCTCATCATACTGGCCCTTAAGCATCTCTATACGAGGCATTAAGTCAGGTGATTTAGTTGCAATATGGTACGCCAATCCAGCTGCCGCGGCAGGCAAAAAGCGATAATTCATGTCCTGAGTCTGTGATCCAGACCCAGTATCTTGAACTCTTCTCATTCTCCAATATACAAATGTATAGGTTGTGACACCATCAGGAGTAGGCCATACTGTAATTGCTGGCAATTGAGGAACATAAATAGTCGTAGTCGTACCGCCACCAGTATAGGCAGTAGCCGTTGTATTATTCTGTCCTCTAAAGCAATTCATCAAAGTATTGCCTGAGATGTAGCTATAAAAAACAATCTCGCCAGATTGACTGCCCAATTGAATATAACCTTGTGCGGCCATATCAACTGTACTTGTCAGCACAATAGTCGTATCTGTAGTACCTATGCTAGTAGCAAGGTAAACTGGAGTTGGTTGCGTTTGAGCTGGAGTTATAGGATTGGAATATAACTGGCTAGTTTCACCAGAATTTCTCTGCACCAATACCTGAATAGGACGCCCTGGTGCAAGCTTGTTCGGTATCGTAGCGTATGTAGGCATACTGATCCGAGTGATATTCAAATCAGCCTGATTATACGATTGCCCTTGCGAGGTGCGGATCACATGATCCATCAAATCAATCGTATCTATCGGCAATGGATAAGTATTCAAACCCTGCACAAATGTGATCGACTGCTGTTGAATCGTCCACATATTGATGCCACGATTCTGCCACTCTATGGTCATTAGGTTCATTGACCTGCGAGCAGTACGCAAGTCATAACCAGAGCGCATCTCACGACCAGCACGCTCCCATGCCTCTTCAGCCAACTCGGTGAAGTCTAGGTCAAAGGATACTGTACCTGTCGTTGTATTGCTCATTTAGCTGCCCGCATATTATCAACAAGATTTGGGTAAGGGCGTCCAGCTGCTTTCGCCATAGCTTTGGCTTTTGCTTTCTTAGAGGAGCTTAACTTCTTTGGTTTACCTAGATCTTTTGGTCTAGCTTTATCCCAAACTTCTCCACCTTTTTTAAACAACGATACATCGTTAGGATTGTCCTTCCGATGTATAGTCTTTTTCTTAGGCATTTTGGCGGGATTAATCGCACCCATACCACGACTGGCTCTCATAGGTATCTACCTTTGGTAAATCCCTTGGTAGCTATCCCATCACCTCTTCCGCCTTTAGGCTTATGCTCAGTATGCTTGGCAACAGGTTTATGCTTCACTTTGCCACCACGCTTCATGCCAAGCTTGAGTTGTGGATTTGGTAGCTCTTCAGCGCCAACAACTCTTCTTCCGCTTTTGCCTAAAAACTTCAAAGGTGTAATCTTGTCTGCAACTGCTGGCAATGTTTCTTTTGCTATTTCTTTTGCAGCTTGTCTTGCTGCCAAACCTTTAGCTAAGTTTGCAATAGCTTTGACGCCATACCCTGCACCACCGCCTAGCATCTGCTCGGGATAAACACCTTCTAAAGGCTCTTCTTTAGGACGTTGACCGCTTTGCAAATTCATCGCACCAACTTTAGATGAGCTAGTATCATCCCACTCGCTTGGCGTGTAGCTAACCCTTGTTGGCTTTGCGCCAGTAGGCTTTGATGCGCTAGGCTTAGATTCAGTAGGCTTACTTGCCGGCTTTCTAGGTTCTTTTTCACCCTTACGAGGCACACCCTTTTGAGCGTTTAAATAATCTCTAAGGTTATCGTAACCAGATTCAGCCAATTGTTTCTTTGTAACAATAGCTTTTTTGGGGGCTGGAGCAGACTCAACTGGTGCATTCATCTGACTAATGGGCGGTTGTGGCCCTATATCAGTTGGTGCGCCAGGAGTTGGCCCATTATTCATGTAGGCACTACCAATAGATGCATTACTTGCATTTACCGCAGCGTCTTCAGGAGACAATGGCATCGGCATTTGATAAGAATCTGGATTATTGATGTTAACTCTTTTAGGAGTTATGGATGAATCCATCCCATCATTATCCTGAACATCGCTGATGCCGTCTTCACCGCTATAGCGTTTTACTTTATGCCTTGCCATAATTGGCTCCTACTTGTGGTGTTTGTGATGTACTTTGCCACCATGTGCCATATGCTTTTGATGCTTGTGCAAATGCTCAATCTCGTGATGATGCAATTCATGGCCAGCAGCGTGTTCTTTGTAATGCTCTGAATGATGAACATGACCACCTTCGTGATGTTCTTTCATGTGATGCACATGGTGCTTATGCTCATGGGGATGCTCATGTCCATGTGGATGAGCAGGTACTTCGTGATGTGATTTCATAATAGTTCCTTAGCAAATCTTGCCGCCACGTTTTTTGGCGTTGATAATTGGGCCGTCACCAATGGTGTTGCCGTGCATCTTGGGCATCATAGCGCGGGTATGACCCTTTTCTTGTATAGTGTGTTCGCCATGCTTTTTATTGCCATGACGCAAATCACCACCTTTTTCCATGTGACTTGGCTCCATGCGTGCATCAACATGACCGCCTTTGGCATAGTGATGTTTAGCCATAGCTTTACCGCCATGTTTAAGCATCTTTTCGCCCATGTCTTTGGAATGAGGTTCGCCCTTTTCCATAGTCTTGCCACCATGTTTCATGGCCATCTTAAGATGATGATGTGCCATCTTCATGTGATGGTGATGATCACCAGTATCACCACCATGCTTCATGCCAGGCATTCCACCCATAGGCATAGCAGGAGCAGCGGGTGCAGCCATGCGAGGACGTCTGCCTTTAGAAGCCATCATAGGTGCGGCGCCCATGCCACCCATAGCCATTTTCTTTTCGTGTTTCATAGTACCACCTGTTGAGAATTTTTTGCCTTTATCGGCGTTGCTAAAATCTTGTCCCACTTTTTGTGGAACCCCTACCTTCTTTGCAAACGCCTTGTTATGGGCAATTGCTTCCATAAAATCATGTTGTTTCTTGCTATGACTTGGCATTACGTCATCCTACCTTTCGTCAGTCCTCTAATGGCGCAACCATCAGCACACTTCCATGCCCGTAGGCTTTTGTTAATCCGACTGTTTGGATCGTTTGCTGTCTTTGATGAGGTCAACTTTTTCTTCATCCCCGACATTCGTGCGCAAAAAGAATCCCTGCGTGAGCCTCCCTCGGGTTGGGGAGGCTTTAAATGCATCCCCTCCCTCGCGGCTGACGCTCTTCCTTTGGCGTTTAGACCGCCATTCGGATTCTTCCCTTCTTTGCGTTGCCATGCTGGAGTGCTCATGATTAAGTACCGTTTGCAACTAGGTAGCCCTCTTGCGAAACCGTTAAGGCCGCAGTTCCAGTGCTAACTTTTGCCTGCAATTGGATATCCGTTTTTTCTGCCACTGCTCTGGGCATAACCCTTTGCGTATGGTAGTTGTTTGTAAACGGAGCAATGATCGTAACAGTGGATACACCATTAGTGGTTTGATAGTTTTGATACGTTGCGTAACC